GCAGGCTGCTGCCAACGGGTTGCACCAGACCACCGGTGGCGAAGCCCTGAATGCCCGCCAGCGCACGCCCGGCCAGGGCCTGCGCCGGGGCAGACAGGTTGTTGATGGCTTCAAAGAAGCCCACGCCAAGGCGCGCCACCGCCGATCGGTTGACCACGTACTCACCCGGAGTGAGCATTGCTGGCACGGTGTCGGATTTGGACAGGCCGCCCTTGGCGAAAAACTCGCCGTCCAGCGATTCCATGTAATCGATCAGATCCCGCTCAAGATCCTTGCCGTAGATCATCGGCTGGGCCATAGCGAAGCGCCAGCGTTGCTTGATCTGGTCGAGGTTGGCGCGCTCGTTGGCGGTGAGCGTCTTGCGGTCGATGATCTTTTCCAACGCGGAGCGATCCTGACGCGCCAGAGGCGTCCAGTACGCGAAGGTCTTGTCGCGGGCGTCCAGACTGCCGCTGTAGCTGATCTGCCCCAGGCCTTGCAGCCCGAGTTCGATCATTTTTTCGGCTTCGACCACGTCCCGGTTGCGTTTGGGCTGGGTCACCGTGACCGGGCCACCCTTGGCAAAGTGCGCCACACCACCCATCGCCCGGTTAGCCAGTCGCGAGAGCGCGCCGCTGCCGTACTTCTGCACCGCCGCCTTGCGGATCACGAAGGCCCCGGCATCCAGGGTGCGTGGCACGGTGTCGTGGTGCCCTGAGCCGGGCACCGAGCCACTGCTCATCCGGGGAAAGGCTGGAACCACCGCGCCGCCATCGGCGAAATGGCGCACGCCGCCACCGACCAGACCGCCGGTGGCGTTCGTTTCTACCTTGGTCACGTAGATGGTGTGCGTGCTCGAGGTGTTGGCCCCGTTCAGGCTCATGATCTCGGCGCGGGCCGCATCGGCGTTGGTGCTAACCTGATGCCGAGACTCTGTCTGGATGCGATCCAGCGCCTTGATCATCCCTTCGACGTTGGTGATCGCGGCCTGCGCCTTCTCGGTCGCCACCTTCAGCTCGAACTGCGCGTTTTGGTCGGCGTAGGTCTTGAGCTTATCCAGTGCCTCCTTGGCCTTGGACACATCGGCATCGACCGGCAGCGTCTTGCCTTCCTTGAGCAACTGCTCGTATTCCTTGAGCTTCTTCTCCGCTTCCTGCAGATCAGCCTGGATCTGGAGCAGGTATTCCTTTTCGGCCAGCGCCTTGTCCAGATCAGCGATGGCCTTGTCGAAGCGCGTGGTGTCGGCGTCGAGCGTGACCTTCAGCCCGTCCTTGAGCTTGGCCGTGATGTCGTCGATCTGGCGCGTGGTCTCGGTCAGCGTCCGCTGAATCTCATCGCGCGCCGTGATTGCCGAGCGTGCCGCCGTCTGGTGCGCCTTCGCTTCGGCATCCAGCGTCTGGTTGAGAATCTCCTCGGACTGGCGAATACGGTCGATGGCATCGCGCACGCCCTGTTTGCCCTGCGCGGCCTGCACGTCGGCATCCTTGGCCTTCTGCGCCAGTTCCGCGCGCAACTGATCGGCTTGCCGCATCAAATCGGTGGCCTGCTGGTACTCCTGCCTGCGGTATGCCTCGCGCGACTGTGCTTCCAGCTGCGTGACCTGAGACACCGCTTGCTCGGACTGTTTGCGCGCTTCCTCGCCACGCTTGGCCTCGTTGGTCTGGCTGGTGGCCACCTGCGCGGCCATGTCCATCGCCTTCTGCGCGAGCTGGCGAGCAAGCTCCAACTCGCCGTTGGCCAGCGCGCGACGCGCCTGTTCCTGCATCTCGGCGATCTGGCGCTTGCGATCCTCGGTGGCCTCGTACTCCGTCATACCCTGACGGCGGATGTCGCGGATGCGCTCCTCCGTGGACATCGACAACTGGCGCTTGGCTTCCTCGATGCGCTGCACTTCCGCCAGATGCCGGTTGGCTTCAGCATTGAGAGCGTCGATGTGCTGGCGGTACTCCGTGAGCGCCTGCCCCAGGGTCTGGCGCTTGGTGGCGAGGATGTCGTTCTCGACACGCTGCACGTTGGCACGGCGCTCCTCCTCGGTCTGGCCTTGCCGGGCGGCGGCCTGCTTGCGCGCCTGCGTTTCCTGATCGATCAGACCGAGCGTCTCGGTCGTGGCCTGACGGCGCAGGGTCGCCTGCTGTGTCAGCGCCTCGGTAAGCAGCTGCGTGGACTTGGTGATCTTGGCGGTTTCGGACTGCTGGGTACGCTCCAGTTCCGCCTTCTCCTGGTCGTAGCGGTTCTTCACCGCTTGCACCTGCTGCGCGAGGCTCGCCTCGACGATGGTGGTCAGCCCCTTGTAGGCTTCGGCCATCTTGGCGGTGGCGTCGTTGACCACACCTTGGGCCTTGCCGACGGCCTGTTCGACCTCGCCGAGCCGGGACTTGAGCTTTTCCAGCGCGGCGTGCACCGCCTCGATGCCACGCCCGACCGCTTCCTGCGTGCCCTGGCGCACGGCTTCGAGCCGCTTGGCGATTTCCTCGGCTGCGGTCGCAGCGGTGTTCATCGCGCCTTTGGCTGCGTTCGCACCTTCGGTGGCGTCGGCGTACATCTCGGCGAAGATGCGATTCATCTCCGCGAGCCGCTGTTCGTGGCGCTTGGTGGCTTCAGCGATGGTGTCGGACGTGAAGATGGCGGCGAACACCTCCCACTGGAAGCGCAGGTGCTCGATGCCCTTCATCAGCACCTCGACCATGAAAATGCCCGCCTTGCGGACGATCTCAAACTTTTCCGACAGCCACGTCCCGATCTCCCAACCGATGATGGCCGCGCCGAGCACCCCGAACGCCACGCGAAGCTTGCCCACCGTGGCGATGGCATTAGACAACGATAGGTTGGCCGTTGCCCACGCGGCCGCCGTGGTGCTGGCCGCCGTCACCGCCGCCGCACCTGCTGTCTGCCACGCGATGATCAGGGCCGGGATTAGGCGGTAGACCAGCACCGCGAGGCCGACCTCGGCGATGCGGCCCAGCCACTTCATCACCGTGTCCAGGTTCTCCGACAGCCAAGTCAGGGCCTCGGCGAGCTTCTTGGTGAAGCCGGTCGATTCATCGAGCTTGCTGACCCACTGCCCGAAGGCGTTCGACAGACGCGTGAAGGCCTGGCTAACGGTCATCGGCAGTTGCGCATACTCGGCGGCCAGCTTGTCCTTCTGGCTCATCAGCGCGTTGACCACCACGTCGGCGGTCAGGCGGCCTTCCTCGGCGAGCTTGCGCAGCCGTCCGATGGGCACGTTCAGGCCATCGGCCAGTGCCTTGGCCAGACGCGGGCTGTTTTCGACGACAGAGTTGAATTCCTCGCCGCGCAGCACGCCCGAGGCCAGGGCCTGCCCGAACTGCAGCAGGGACGACTGCGCCTCGGTGGCCGATGCACCTGAGATACGCAGTGCTTTCGAGATGCTTTCGGTGAGCGAGAGGGCATCCTGCTGCTCTCCGCCCAGCATCCGCACCGCCTGTTGCAGCTTGCCGTAAAGCGTGGCGGTCTCCTGGATCGGCACGCCGATGCGCTGCGAGATGGCGAACAATTCCTTCTGCGCGACCGTGTACTCGCGGCTGCCAGCGGTGGCGAGCTTGAGCCGCGCAGACATCATGTTCCAGGCGTCGGCGATCTGGACGATCTCCTGCACCTTGCCACTGGCCCAGTTGATGGTGAGGAAAGCCAGCAACTGCGTCTTGGCCTTGGCGACCTGATCGCCAAATGCGCTCATTCCGGCCTTGACCTCGGCCATCCCGGCGGCAGCTTTATCGCCTGCGGTCTTGGCGTTCGCGCCAAACTCGCCAAGGCTGCGCTCGGCCGAATTGATGGCGCGTTTGAGCCCCTCGTCAGCGCCTTCGAGCGCAACAAGGATGGAAATGCGGTTTGCCATTTCAGTCCACCAGCCGCAACTGCTTCTCGATCCGTGCGGAGAGCCGCGGAATCCGACCGGCGACGATGCGTTCGACGTTCAGGCGCTTCTTGAGCTGCACCCGGGGCACCAACACGGCGATGGGTACATCTGCTCCACGTTTGAGCCGCTTGATGCCCTCGGCCTTGCGGTAGCGGCGCTTGAAGCCCGACAGTGGCCGGTCGTATTCCTTGATGTTCTCGGCCATCAGCACGATGTTCCCCTTGGCGTTCTTGATGAAGTAGGCGTTCCCACCGCGCATCAACTCGGCGATCTGCGCCTTGAAGCGTTTGCGGCCGACACGACCGTGCAGTGGGATCAGCATCCGGCCTCCAATGACGCCACCACGCTCGTGGATGCCCGACCACGGGATGCGCGAGCCGACGTAGAGCGCAGGCAGCCGGTTCTTGTCCTTGTCGAGCACCTTGGCAGTGAAGCCCTTGACGAAGGACTTCTTGACCACCGTCATCTGGCCCGCGACGTGGCTGCGCACGTCCTGCTTGAGTTCGGCGGCCTCACTGGCGATGCCGCGCGCGACCGCCTTCTGCACCTTCTCGCGGAACTCGCCGCCCCAGCGGCGCAACTGCGCCTGCGCGGCCTTGCTATCGATGCGAACCGAGATGCGCATGGTTTTGGAGCCTGTCGAGGGTCTGGTCGATGTGACGCGAGTCGCCGCGTGCGCCGATGGCGATCAGCGAGAGCAGCCGGGCATCGCGTGCGGCGTCCTCACGCGCGGTGGCGGCGGCGAAGCCGCGCACCTGCGCCAGGGTGTAGTCGAGGATGTCGGGCAACCGGTGGCCGCGCTCGATCAGGTGCTGGACGGTGTCGAACCAGCCGTGGTCACTGCCACCGCCGCGCTCGTCTGCGCGATCAACCCGTCGAGCCGAGGCATCACCGCCCGGGTAAAAAAATCGGCGTTGACCTCAAGCACCTTGGCCGCCAACAGGATGGCCTGGTCGGCATCGAGTGCGTCGACCCACGCGCGGGGCTTGCCGACGGCGATGGACACTGCCGTCAGCAGGTCGTCGCCGCGCTCGCCGAACAGTGTCAGCCAGTCGATACCATCGCCGCCGATCTGCTGCATCACCGGCGTGATCGCGCGCAGGAAGGCGGGCATCTGGCCGACCTTGAGTGGCTTGATGGCCAACGGCTCCCCGTCGATGACCAGCTCCACTGCTTGCGGGATGAGAGTTTCCAGATCGCTCATGGCAGTCCCCATCACAGTTGCACGATGCGGCCGAACTGGCCAAGCACCGCGTCATATGGCTTGGTGGTGTCGGCCAGGAGCGAGCCTTCCAGCTCGAACTTGTTGTACTCGTCCGAGATGAAGGAGATTTCCTTCAGCGGGTCGAAGGCCACGCGGTAGAGCTCGACCAGCACCTTGGCGTTGCCCTGCGCGGTGTTGATGCCTTCGAGCCGCAGGTAACGCTCGGGCAGTGCCTGCGTGAAGATGCCGATCTCGGTGGCGACGCCGTAGCTGTAAGCGGCCCTGAACGGCGCGGTGAAGCCGGTGGTATCCAGAAACTGGAGGGCACCGAAGTCGGTGTCGGCGGTGTAGTGCGTCCCCGCCGTCAGCGTCGCGGGCGTGCCCGCCGAGTCGGTCACCACCAGCGCCGAGACCTTGGGATGGGCGAAGAAGTAACGGTCGCCGACCACCGGAGCAGCGCCGCCGATGGGCTCAAAGGTCACCGAGCCCGTGCTGCCGGTGACGTGGTTGCCGTACAGCGCCAGGGCGAGGTTTTCCTTGGTGAATTCCTCAATGGTGAGATTCACGGTGGCCGACTTTTGCTTGACCATCCGGTGGTCGAGCGAGCGCTGGCCGGTCTGGCTCTCGTAATGCTCCAGCACGTCGGTCTTGAGCGAGAGCTTGAGCTCGGCGACGTTGCCGGGCGAGCGCACTTCGATGGGCAGGCCGGATTCGTCGCGCTTGCCGAGGAATACGCGGCCCTGAAAACTGGCGTAGGTGCTCATGATTTGGATTCCTTGCGTTGGGTGGTGATGGGTCGGATGGGCTCAATGGGTGTGCCGTCGCCTTGCGGCTGGGGCTCGGGTACGGGCTGGCGGTCGTGGCGGGCGATGCCGTTGGCGATGAGCCAGTCGGCGGTGCTGCCATCCACATCGAGCCGTTCGCCCGCCTTGTGGGCTTGGCCCGCGTGGGTGTGCGGCTGAGTCAGAACGATGGAAGTCATGGGGGTCATCCTTTGGCTGAAAGATCGGTGTCGAGCGTCCGGTAAGTGATCGCATAGCGCGCCGGAATCGTGGCGGCCACCGCATCGGCGTCCTCGACGTCCCACTCACATTCCTGCTCGCGGATACCCAAGGCAAGGCCACCCAGATTCCGGTCGACCAGCAGCGCAGCATGGGCGGCAGTGAGCAGCCGGTCAGCCTCGGTTTCCGGAATGGCGGGAGGCACCGCGCGGGCCAGCGCGACCAGGCGCACTGTGAGCTCGCGCGTGACGCGGTCGTTGGCGCGCTCGGTGATCGACTCGGACTCGGGGAACACCACCAGCGCTGGGCATTGCTCCCGGCTGATGGCCACCGTGGGCGAGCGGTGTAGCGTGGCACCGAGCGATTCCACCGGCGTGCGGACAGCCGCCATCACCGCGAGCAGGATCTGTTCGCGGATCGAGTTGCTGGACACGGCACTACACCCGGGTGAGCTGTGCGCGCATCTCCGAGCCGTCGCCCACGGCCCGGGTGCTACGCACCTGATAGATCACGCCATCGATCTCGACCGCCTCGCGCGGCCCCAGACCTTTGAGTACCGAAGCCGGATAGGACATCTGGTAATCGGTGGACGAAGCCAGCCCGTCGAACACGGTGTCGTCCGGCGCAGTGAAGCCGACCGCGTGCGTTTGCAGCGGCGAGCCATCGGCAGGCTGCCACCGGCAGTCGCGCAGCAGGCCCGCGCTCAAAGCAGCGGCATAGACCTGTTCGACGAGGCCCATCACGCGATCTCCAGCTTCACCAGCAGCTGCGGTCGGTGGCACAGCGGCAGCGGGTTGGCCTGCGTGTGCAGGTCGGTGCCCCGGTCGAACTTGCGCGGTTCCTGCTTGGCGTACAGCGGCAGCGCCATCGTGTTGGCCGTCTCGTTGAAGTCAGCGGGTGCGTAGTACGTGGCGAAGGTGTCCATCGTGCCCAGCGGGAAGGCGTGCCCCTCGTCCTCCTCGACGAAGCGGCGCACGGTGCCACCGGGCGCAGTCGCACGACCGCGATGCTCCTCGAAGGTGATCCCGCAGAAGGTGAAGCCCGAGCGCATGTCCGAACGCAGCGCCAAGCCGTCCTGCCAGCGTTCGTAGGCCGCGATGACGTCGTCGTGCGTCGTGAGCGCTTCGAAGAAGTCCTTGCCGACCAGGACGTGGACGCCGGTCATCCGCTCACCCTGCAGGTTGTCCTCGACGTAACGCAGGAGCTCACGGCAGGCTTTGCCGACATCGAAAGCGCTGTCGTGCGCAGCGATATCCCACGCGAAGGTCTGCGGGGTGATGCCAAACTCGTCGTACAGGTTGTAGATCACGCTGCCGTCAGCATCGAGGATCAGCCCCTTGAGCGCGCCAAAGCGCAGGTGCTCCAGGGTGATCGCGTGCTTGTTTCGCATCGTCTGCAGGTGCTGCGCCATCACGCCCGCCACCGTCTGCAGTTCCGTCTCCGAGCCGAAGGCGCGGATGCCCTGGACCTCCTCGGGCAGCACCACGTCATCGTGCGGAATGTGCGGAATGTGGAACGAGCGCACGTTGCGCTGGCCGCGCACACCGACGGTGCCGGGCGAGCCCACAGGCATCGTCGGCAGCAGGGTCAACACGTTGTTTTGCTTCTCGACGATGATCGAGCGGAAGCGCTGCGGGCGGTCGACGAACAGCCCCATCTGGGCCAGACGGTCGTAGTTGTTGGGCAGGATGTTGATGGCGGCGGTCAGCGCCGACATCGAAAACGCCGGGTTCTCGAAGATGTTCTGCATGGTCAGACTCCTTGACGGACGAGGACACCCAGCGCCTTGAGCTGGGCAATGGCCGACGCTTTCTCGGCAGCAGTGATGGCTTCGGGCCACTGCAGCGCGTGGTCAGAAACGATGGCGTGGCGCGCGACGACGAGGCCGTTGTCACGGTCGGCCAACGTGGCGTCGCAGTTCTGCAGCAGCACGCCTGCGGCGACCTGCGTACCGTCCTCAGCGGACGGGTCGATCTGCTTGTACTTGCCACTTGCGGTGACGATGCCGAGCACCGTACCCAGCGGCAGGTTCTGGCCTGAGGCCACGGTGACGCGGTCGCGCGAGTACAGGTTGGGCGCTTCAAACTTGAGCAGGTCGCCCAGGTTCATGGCCTCGGTAAAGACGGTCGGCATTTCAGATCTCCTTCTTCAAGGCGGACGACTGCGCCGCAAGGGTCCGGGCGGCTTCGAGCAGTGGATTGGCAGGTGCGGGGCGAGCCGCGTCAGGTGCGATGCGGCTGACGATCTCGGGACTGGCTTCGGCCTTGGCCGAAAGCAATTGGCTGCGCACCTTGGCAGGTGCGGTGTTGGCCTCGAGAAAGCCCGCGATCAGGTCGGCACGGCCAGCAAGCTGGCAGGTCTGCGCGATCTCAACGGCATCGGCCACGCTCAACGTGGCGGCGGGCGATTGAGGAGAACTGCCAGCAGGATCAGCAAGAGGCCGATCAAGAGCAGCGGGGTCGGTTCGATCATTCATCAATGACTCCTTGGGGTGGTTGCTGAGAAAGCCCGCCCGCGCGGCCACGGCCACCGGAGTCGGGTTGGGGGAAAGCGATGCGAGCAGTTGCGCCAGCGCGTCGTCGAAGGTGCCGACGGCATCAGCCAGGCCCATGGCGACGGCGGCCTGCCCAAAGAACAGTCCGGCTTCGGTGTCCCGCACGGCAGACGCCTCGATGCTCCGGTGACGGGCCACGGTCTCGACGAACAGGCCGTAGATGCGATTGACCTCGGCTTTCAGAAAGGCGTGGGCTTCGCTGGAGATCGGCTCGTGTGGGTTGAGGTCGTTCTTGCGGTCGCCCGCGAACACAGCGGTGTAGTGAACGCCGTCCTGGGCGTCCTTCTCGGACTGGTCGACGTGCATCGCGATGACGCCAATCGAGCCGACACCGCCGGTGCGCGAGACGAACACCCGGCTGGCGGCCGACGCCAGCGCGTACGCGGCTGAGAACGCCATGTCATTGGCCACGGCCCACACCGGCTTGATCTGGCTCGCCGCGCGGATGCGGTCGGCCAGATCGAAAACGCCACCCGACTCGCCCCCCGGCGAATCGATGTCGAGCAGGATGGCCGACACCTCCGGATTGCCGATAGCGGCGTCGAGTTGAGCGGCGAGGCCCGTGTAACTGGTCAACCCCGACTCGGCCTCCAGCCCCACGGTGCGGCGCACCAGCGTGCCGTGGATCGGGATGACGGCCACACCGGGCGGCAATCCGGACATCGCACGTGTAGGCGGCGTGTAGCCAGGGGCGGCGGCCAGATCGGCAAGGCCGACCCGGGGGCCGAGCACGGCCAGGATCACGTCAAGTTTTGGGCGATGGATGGCCAGCGGCACGCCAAAGAGGCGCGCCGCCAGATGCGGCAGCAAGGTCATGGGAAGTCCTTCAGGCAGTCGAATTGGTGCCGGATGCGTCGGCGTCGGCGGTGTTGCGGTTGGGTTCCGCACTGCCGCCGTCCTTCGACGTGTAGCGAGGATCGGAATCGAAAATCAGTCCAAGGTCGTCGGCGCGCTGGTTGTCGGCGGCGATCTCCCGGTCGACGTCTTCAGCGTCGTAGCCGAAGGCTGAGATGGCTTCCGAGCGAGACATCAAGCCTGCGCGGATCGCCAGCAGCATCGCCTTGAACTCCTTCTCCGGATCGACCCACTGCCAGCCCTGGGGAATCCACTTCACCGCGAGGTACTGACGACGACGGGCTGGCCCGCCACGGGCGAAGCCCGGTGCATTCAGGGCTCCGGCGAGCACCGCCTGCTTCATCCAGGCCGCCCACACCGGGCGGCAAAGTTGATGCACCAGCACACCGTGCTGCACCATCTCGCAGCGTCGGCGGAACTCCAGCATCCCGGCGCGGATGGAGGAGTAGTTCACGCCGGTCAGGTCGCCGGTCAACTGCTCGTAGGTGATACCAATGGCGGCGGCAACCGCGCGGAACTGGGTGCGCAGGAATTCGGAGTACGAACCGCCAACGTCGGCAGGATCGGAGAACTTGATGTCCTCGCCGGGCTCCAGAATCTGCAGCGTTCCCGGCTCCAGCCCTGCGAGCGAAATACCGTCGGCGTCCGATGCGCCTTCGCCCATCAAGTTGTCCTCAGGGTTGGCGCGCGTGACGAAGCCCGCGAACATCGCGGCAGTCTTCTTGCGCACCAGCTCGGCATCGTCGTATTGGTCGAGCTCGTTGAGCTTGACCAGGGCGCGCGACAGCCACGGTTCCCCCCGGATCTGGCCCGGGCGCAGCACGCGGAACAGGTGAATGATCTCCTTGGCGTCGATGCGCACCGTGTCCATCCCGCCCTGGCCCGACATGGGGGCCAATCGGCCATCCTCCGGGTGCGAGCGGTACAGGTGATAGGCCACGCGCCGTCCCAAGCTGTCGAACTCGATACCGGAGCGCACCAGGTTGCCGGACGGCAGATCGGTGTTGAGGGAGATCGGCAGGTGCTCCGGCTCCAGGAGTTGAAGCTGCAGGGGCACAGAGAGGCCATCCTCCGGGCGCCGTGGCCGCAGCCGGATCAGGCATTCACCCCCTTCGAGCATCGCCCGACAGGCCAGCGCCTGCAGGCCGTAGAAGTCCGTCTGTCCGGCCGCGTCGGCTTCCTCGACCCAATCGCGCCACAGCGCCTGCACCTCGGCCTTGAACCGCTCGTCACCGGACAGACTTTGCGGCTTGATGCCAGTACCGACCGCATTGGCCACGAAGGCTTCGATCCCGGCCTGCGCCCAGGCATTGCGGCGGACGATGTCTCGGCTCTTGATGCGCAGTTCAGAGCTGGTCGCCAGCATTGCAGCGACCGCACCGGGGTTGCCAGGCATCCACGCCAGTGCGCGACGGCCACGACCGGCCGCCTCATGAACGGGTGGTTGGCCGAACAGGCTGCGAATTTTCGAGTACCAAGCCATCAGAAGCCCTTCGCAGTCGTGACGCGGATCTGGCGCTTCGGGCTGGCACCGGTGTTGCGCGCGATTTCTGCCTCGACTGTGCGGATTGCGGCCTGGAGCTCTTCGACGCTGCGGTACTCGACCGTCTTGTCGCCGAAGCTCACGCGCCGCTCGCCGGTGGCAAGAGCCCGCTTCAGCGCTTCGAGTTGGGTGGTGGTGTAAGTCACGGTGTCCTCATCGGCGTGTCAGTCAGCCGAGCCAGCGGCTCTTGATGACCCGCCTGCCAGAATTGCGGTTGCCAGAAACAGCGAGGCCACCGCTATGGGTGGCCTCGTTCAATTCGATGTCTTGGATGGGCGGTGGCTCATCCGGTGGGGGCGCAACCCCAAGTTGCCGCTCCAACTCCCGCCAGTGGCGTTCCTCGAAGCGATCCAGTCCCGCCGCCGATGCGGCCGCGCGGGCGTAGACGTAGCAGTCGAGCGCCTCGTTGCGCTCGCGCATCTTTTGCCACTCGCGCACCGGGAAGCCGTTGCGGTCGCGGCGGGTGATCAGTTGCTCGGCGCACAGTTGCTGGATGAACTCGGCATCGATCTTGGGCAGATGGACGAACCCAGCCGGAAACACCGGGGTCGAGCCGTCCTCGCCCACATCCGCGCTCTTGCGCAGGTTGTTGTAGAACTCAAGCTTGGCGATCCCAACCGCCACCGTGAACACCTTGATGCCCCGGCGCAGCTTCTTGCCGCCCTGGGAGACATCGATGGCCGTGGGTGTGCCGATCAGGGCCGCGCCGCGCGGCACGCCCTTGACCGCCATCACGCGCGCATCGTGACAGGCACGCACGAAGGCGTAGGCTTCCTGCGTGGCAAAGCCAGTGTCCAGCGCAAAGCGCGCCAGCGGCATTGCCGCGCCCGATGCGTGCGTCCACTGCTCGGCCAGCATCGCGGCCAGGGCTTTCCACACCGCGTCGCGGGCGGTGTCACCCATCAGCACGCGGTGCTCGACCAGCCACGATTCCTTGCCGCGCCCGAAGGCCCAGATCGAGGCCTCAATGCGATCCTTCTGTACGTCGGCCGCACCCACCAGCAGCAGGCCGCCCAGCGGCACGCTGCCTATGCGGTAATCCTCGCGGCGCTCGATCAGCCGTTGCCAGTCGGGCGCTTCGCCTTCCTCGACCCAGGTCTCGCCCAGTTCGGTGTTCTTGAAGGTCTTGATCGCGGCGGCCGATCCCGACTCCTTGTTGATGGCGGCTTCCCACGCAGCAGCGATATCACGCCAGGAGCGCCAACCCACTGGGCTGTATAGCGACGACAAGTGAAAGCCTGCAGTCTTGCCCTGCGCCATCGGCTGCCACTCGCCGCGCTCCAGCATCCAGGTCTTGTGGTGCTCGGAAATCGCGGTGTCGCAGGACTCGCAGATGTAGGCCGCCGTCTCTGGCGCGCCTTTGTCCCAGCGCAGTTGCTCGAAGCGCAACCACTGCGGGTGGTTGCAGTGCGGGCACGGCACGAAGTAGCGGCGCTGATCGCTGGCCTCGTACTCACGCTCGATGGCCGAGGCTCCCGAGATCGTTGGCGTCGACACGATGAAGATCTTGCGCCTGGAAAAGGTGCGCGTGCGCGCCTCAGCCAACGATATCGCATCGCCTTCGCCCTCGACATCCAGGGGATAGCCATCCACTTCGTCGAGGAACAGGTAGCGCACCGGCATCGAACGCAGCCCCACCGCGCTGTTCGCTCCGGTCATCACCAGCACGCCGCCCCGGAACTCCTTGGCCAGAATGGTGTTGCCCGAGTCGCGCGAGCGTGCCGGGGCGATCAGTTCGGCCAAGGCCGACGACTCCTCAATCAGCGGGTCAATCCGCTGCTTGGAGTTGCGCTTGGCCATCTCCACCGTCGGCCAGACGGCCATCATCGGCCCCGGCGCGTGGTGGATGACGTAGCCGATCCAGTTCGACCCCATCTCGGTCGCACCGAGTTGCGCGGCCTTCATGAACACCACCCGCTCGACCGGAGAGGTCGGCGACAGGCAATCCATGATCGCCTTGAGGTACGGCGTGCGACTGGTGCGCCAGCGCCCCGGCTCGGCAGACGCCTTGCTGGAGAGCATCCGGTGGCGATCCGACCATTCCGATACCGTGAGCAGCGGGTCGGGAGTGAGCCCGTCGCGCCACGCCCGTTCGATCTCCTGTGCGCCTTCGTAGTCCATCGTCTTCAATCCACGCGCGGGCGCAGCTCGCCCAGCTCAATCAAGTGCTCGCGCACAGCAGATTCGAGCGCCACGTGCATCTGGTGCGCGTCGATGCCGAGCGTGGACGCCATCTGCCCTGAGACGCGCGCAGGCCAGTTCAACCACGCATCACGCTCGATGCGCGCGAGCTTGAAAACGTGGGCCACGGCCTGCGCCCGATCCACCAGTTCCTTCTTTCGGTGCGCCAGCTCCAGGTTGTTGAGCTTGGCCTTGAGCACCTCGTTGACCGTGCGCGCCTGCAAGAGTGAGGTGCCGCCCGCCGACATCTGCGCTGTGCTGGTGTCGGCGACGTCGCGCTGCGGTGTTGCTTCAGCGGGCGGGGGCGCGGGGCGCGCCCTCGTGGTGCCTGCCTTTTCCTGCGCAGCGGCGCTGCGCGGCTGCAATGTGTTTTGTGCCCACTGGGCGTCCGCCGTCTCCGGATCAATCGTGCCGTCTGGCAGCGGCGTGATCCGCCCGGTGTCGATGGCCTTTTTCACTGCCACGTGCGACACGCCACGGTGGCGCGCGTAGGCGCGAATCGAGAGTCCCATCGTCACCTTCACTCATTTGTTCGTCATATCCGCAGATTGAGCTTGGCTTCCATCGGGAACAGCGCGTTCATCAGGTCACGCCAACCAACCCTGAAAGGAAAACGCCATGAGCCAGATCGACACCATCCTCACCCTCATCGCCCAGAAGCATCTCGGCATCGAAACCCTGCAAACCCGCAACGCCGACAGCCTGGACTTCCACGACACGGCGGTGTGGTGCCTCAAGGACGCGCTGGAAGCGGCCTTCAAGGCGGGCGTCGAACTTGGCGCTGCGAGCCCGAAGGCCACGGAAGCAGAAATCGCCAAGGACTGATCGGAAACACACGAAGCCAAGCGGAAAGCGCTTGGCTTCACTCCAGAACAGCGCGTTCATCACATCGTCATCCACCACCCCCGAGGGAGCAGCAAATGAACACCACCCTGACCCCGGCCCAGCACGCCATCCTCGCCAAGGCCATCAACACCAGCGGCGGCAAGATCGACTGGTTCCCCGACAACATCAAAGGCGGCGCACGCAAGAAGGTGCTCGACGGCATGTTCAACCGCGCCCTGATCACGCCCGATGGTGAGGGCTGGTGCGTCGCCGCCGAGAGCTACGACGCCTTGGGCATGAAGCGCCCCACAATCACGCAGCCGACGCCGGACGTCGATGCCGAACTGGAGCAGGCGGTAGCCGCTGCCGAAGCAACGTGGACGCAAGCGCCGACGCAGGTCAAGCCGCGCACCCGCGACAACAGCAAGCAAGCCGAAGTGCTCCGGATGCTGCAACGCCCCGAGGGCGCGACGATTGGCCAGATCTGCACCGCCACCGGCTGGCAGGCGCACACGGTGCGCGGTACCTTTGCCGGAGCCTTCAAGAAAAAGCTGG